TTTCAAACCCTGCATTCTGTAATAACGATGATTGAACATTTACTCCTAGAGGAGTTTGTTTAGGGGTTGTCATGGTACGTTAACATCCGGGCTACCTTGAACTATACTATGACCACATGTGTTTCCTGATCCAACTCTGAGAACAGGAGAACCTTCACATATAACAGAAGGACTACCAGCTGTGGTAGTAGCGGCATTATGCGGTCGGTGCGGCTTGCCAAAAGGAGCATGTGGAGTTATTTGACTCACATGTAATCCTACTGGTATTCCATTACAAAATACTGAGCCGGCGCCGCGCATGATTGCGCCACCAACTTGGTTTGTATCACCTAACCTGCTCAATGCTGCCATTGTTTATCCTAGTATTAGTTTCTTTTCTGGTACTTTAATACCAGTTGTTGCTTCAATGTACTTAACCTTGATAGAATCGTCGGTTTGTGCAATGATAATAATGCTATTAGTATTTAGCTTGAATTCTTCCTTCGGATCCGCGGTAAACATGCTAGGAATCATTTGAAGACCTTGTTGTCCGGGTGCGATAGAAACCGGCTCTGAAATGATGATAAAATCACCACCCGATTGAATTACTTTAGCGATTAGTTCTTCGCCTGAGTTAAGTTTGAATGTGTATACTTCGTTTGATTGTAGTGCGATTTGCATTAGTTGCTTTCTGTTAGTTTTGTTTTTAATTCAGTGAATCCACCGATTAGTACACCATCTAAAATGATTTGAGGAACTGTTCTTGCTGTTGGGATTGCTTCTAACAATTCTTCTTTGGTATACCCATCTCCGATCTTACGTTCTTCGAATTTAATACCTTTTTGTGTTAATAGTGCCTTTGCTTGGTCGCAATAAGGACAATGATACTTACTCCATACGATTGCTGTCATTATATTTTCCTTTTAAATATTTGGTAGTGATTCATAGTCTAATGCTTCTGACATTATACCAATGACGTAGTTTGTCGATTCATTTTCTTGCAATGCGGTTTGCTTCTTGCTAGTGTCAGAATGTTTATTGAACCATGGAATAGGGGTACTCTTAGGTGCAGATGCTAGATACTTAATGCCAATTTGATGCAATGCATCTTTTGCAGTGTAGTCAACAAAATCCTTAAGAATATTTGCATTCAATCCAATAACAGGTCCAAACTTGAATAGATACTCAGCCCATTCTTTTTCTTCACGGATAACATCCATGTAGATTTGATAAACTTCAACTTCACATTCTTGTTTAATTGCGGCAAAGCGAGAATCTTCCTTCACAACTTGATTTATCATCCACGCTGTCCATTCTTTATGTAACAACTCATCTTGTAGAATCAAACCAATGATGTTACCATTGCCAATAAAGATTTTGTTCTCGACCATTGCTAAACTTGTAGCAAATGATACCATGAATCTAAATGCTTCTAGGGCATAGCTTGCATGTAATGCTAACCAAATAGCTTTAATGTGTTCATGCTCAGTAACAACTTCGCCAACCTCTTTGCGACAGTTAATAACGTGTAGGTCATCATAGTAGTTACCGACACTACTAGCCATACTAACAATCTCTTGTGTGTCATGGATCGTGTTGAACACATCCTTGGGCACGTTGTAAATGTTGCGAATGATGTGACTGTAACTGCGACTATGGATGTTAGTTTCAAAGAAACTCCAGTTATACATCAGTGCTTCTAACTCAGGAATAGAACAAACTGGTGTAAAGATTTGAGCAGGTCCACGACCTTGTAAGCTATCTAATGCTGTTTGGCGTAACAAGTTTGCAGTGAAGATATGACGGACTGTTTCACTAGCATCTTTAAAGTCATTTGCATCTTTCGTTAAAGAGATTTCTTCCGGGACCCAAAAGAAGCCACGTGCAGTCTGTTCAATCTTTGCAAGTTTATTATACTTTACTTCTTCGAATCGTTGAATAGTCACTGGACCTTCTGGATCCAAAAACATTTTGCGATTAAGATAGTCTGTTTTAGTTGTTAGGTTGTATTGTTGTTTGCTCATATTAATCTAGTTTATAGTAAAATTCTAACGGTTTCGTTAGTGTTATGTCAAGTAGTCCGGAATGGTCCCACTTTCCTGTTTGTATACGTTTATATAGCATTCCTGCGAAAAACTCGTTGAATTCTGGGCCCAAGTGACCACATAGATTAGTAGTCTCAGCTAATCCAATGCTATCTGGTGATAATCCTAACAATTCTAATTGTCTATGCCACATAGTATGCATGACATTGAAATTCTGATCTAACTCGTATCTCTTAAATCTTTCTTTACTAAAAGAATCAGGAAAGCAAGGATAGTATAGAGTGTTACTATGTAGTTTTTCTATTTTTTCTAACATCAATTCTTGCATTGTTATGTTGAACTCACCCTTAGATGCTCTGAACCAAGCCTTCACATCTGCTAATTTTCGCATATCACTTACTGTGATTTTTCCATTCAACATCTTAACAATTTGTTCTACATGTGGTTCAGATGTGATTACAAAATCACGATTCTGTACAGAAACAACATGGGGATATCTTCCTGATCCAGTAGCTAAAACAATATTCAAATCATTATCAGCATGATGTTGTAAGAACTTTTGATATGTGTAGAAAAAAGAAGATCCTGCTCTACTGTATATCGTTAGTTCAATGTCGACTGGTTTAATGTCAATCTCTTTACCAAATAATTTCCACCATGGTTTTTTAATTGGTTGGCCAGTTTTTAGTTTATCTGCTAATAGTTCGAACCACTTTACTGCTTCTTTACTATTAGCCGATGCATAACTGTCTCCGTATATGCCTATCTTCATAACTTGCAGGCCTCGCAATCCTCTTCCAGTTCTTCCATTATAGTTGGTAGTGGCATTGCGTCATCTAACTCATTTGATTTGCTTCCTGCTTTGTTAATTAAGCTATAGTAGAATGTCTTAATACCCCACATGTGGGCTTGCATCAAGTTCTTAGCAATCAATGTTGTTGGAACTTTTCTGTCAGGGAAATGAGCAGGGTTGTAGAATGTGTTAGTAGAAATAGATTGATCTACGTAGGCTGCTAGTACAGCGGCTGTTTTGAGGTACCCGACACAATCTTTTTGATCCCACATCATTTGATACTTGTTTTTTAACCTGTGATATTCGGGCACAACTTGCACGAATGATCCTGCTTTAGATTCTTTAACACTAATCAAACTCATAGGCATTTCTATGCCGTTGGTACTATTAATAACAACACTTGAACTTTCAACAGGTGCAATTGCCATCAACGTAGCATTACGAACACCATACGCTCTCATGTTAGCACGTAACGATTCCCAATCTAATTCAGGAGTAAAATCTGCTAATTCATTAACACCTTTAGCACGTATTTCCCACGGAAAGATACCTTTACCATAACGTGTTTCATCACTCTTACTGCATCTGCCTCTTTCTTTAGCAAGTTCAACAGTTGCCTCTGTTAGATAATATGCTTGATGTTCCATCCATGACTTAACTTCGGACAATGCATCTTTCTCACCATACTTAAAGTTTCGTTTTGCATGCCAGTATGCTAAGTTAGTGATACCTATACCTAATGGTTGGATCTCATCATTTGAGAGTTTACTTTGGATGCTAAGGAAGTCCTGATAGTCGAGGATGTTACATAAGCTACGTTGTAGTATGCGACATGCTCGGCGCATATCTTCGGGGTTACGGAACGCACCCCAATTAATACTACCAAGGGTACATAGTGCGATTCGACCGTTTTCATCATCTAACCTTTTAAAGGGCTTAGTTGGTAACAAAATTTCACAGCAAAGATTACTCTGATAAATTGTTTGGTACTCAGGATCAAAAGGACCCTGATTCATTACGTTATCAATGAATACTAGATAGATACGACCTGTGTCTGTGCGTTCTTTTAAAATGCCGCTTTTAAATACTTCTTCGGCAGCCATTGTTTTCTTACGCAGACCTTTTTGTTTTTCATATTTAATGTACAACTCCTCAAAAAGTGTTGTGTCTTTGTAAAATGCTTCGTATAAATCTGGCACTTCATTAGGATCAAAGAATGTTATGTTTTCTTTGTTTTTGAATCGTCTCCAGAAGAAAGCACTAAGCACAACCCCATAATCCATATGACGGACTCGGGTTTCTTCTGTTCCTTGGTTGTTCTTAAGTACAATAAGATCATCAAACTGATGATGCCAAATGGGATAAAATACAGTAGCACTTGCATTACGAATACCTCCTTGACTGCAACTGCGTAGATCACCAAACCACTTCTTTAAGAATGGAATCATACCAGTGTGCATAATTTCGCCGCCCCTAATAGGGCTGCCTAATGGACGTAATCGTCCAATCTCTAAACCAATGCCAGCACGTTTGCTAGCATACTTTGCCATCATTTCTCCACTAGCAAATATGCTGTCCAGATCATCGTCACTACGGATAAGTACACAACTACTAAATTGTTTAGTAGGAGTCCCGAGACCAGCGAGAACAGGAGTAGCAAGAGTGAACAAACCATCACTGGCTGCGGTGTAGTATTCTTTGATGTAGCGCATTCTCGCTGAGTTCGGTTCTTCTTTATGGAAGACAGTTGCTGCCGCAACCATGTATCTAATTTGAGGTGTTTCATATGTTTGCTTTGTTGAACGGTTTTTTACAAGATATTTTTCGATTAGTTGTTCGATGGCGGCATAAGAGTATTGTTCGTCCTTAGAATGATCTAGCATATCATTCATTCTGTTCCAATCTTCTTCAGTGTACCATGTTAATAGCTCGCTAGTGTAGAGTCCAGTAGCTACGTTTGTCTTAACAATTTCATATAGATGAGGGACTTTATACTCACCATATACATCTTTTCGTAACATTGACAACCGCTGTTTGCCTGCTACATATTGATAATTCGTATGACCAACTCCAGGATTTGATTCTACATCAATGAGGTCTACTACCGCTCTCAGTGTAATCTCGTCAATTTCTCTAGTAGTAATACCGTCGTAGAAGTGAGGTTGAGCTTTAATCTCAATCATAGATTGACTCACATCTGCTATTCCACTGCATATCTTAGCTATCTGTGCTTGCCATTTTTCAAGTGTAAGTATCTCTTTTTGTCCTGATCGTTTTGTTACGTTTATCTTCATTTTAACCCTATTTTTTTAATTATTGGCAGTGTGTCAACTTGTTTGACGATTTTAAAATCTTGTAGATTGTTATTTACTACCGTGTTTGGCCAGTAATTAAGTACATATTTTGCGTTGTCCGCTAGGACTAATGCAACATCTTCGTTATTATAGTCTTTTGCTTCAACAAACGCAATATCCTTAACGCCCAACAAATACAATGTATAGAACATTCCCAATCCACGTGCTATATTGCAGTAATGATTTTCTGAGATAAGTTCCCATGGATTAGGCCATTCGTGTACGAAATCAGTGTGCAGATAGTGACTAACTAATGGCGCAGATTGCCACCACTTGTCCACTTCTATACATTGTGTTTGGACGTCCTTGTCTTCCAAAGACGTTCTAAGTTGATACCACTTCTTAAAAATGATATCATAAGAGTTCTGAAACAGATTCTCCATTATACAACATCTACTCCAAACTTCTTCAGTGCTTCAAGTACGACCTCTGGGTTAACGAAGGCGTCTTCTTTATATTCGGCTTGTTCCCAAATCCAAAACTGTTTATCTCTTAGATAACTTCTATCTTTCAATAAATTAATGTTCTCCGGGTGACCAAAGATGTTCGGGTCTGATTGACCAAACACAACAACTCCGGGCTTACCTAAGTCCCAACAAAAATGTTGGAAGAAGCTATCACAACTCATCCATGTTTTGCATTCTTTAACTAGTTCTCCTAGTTGAGGTAGTGGAATATTTTTCCTAAAATCTTGTGTAATTTGTGTTTCGCCCTCAACACCTACTTGTACTACAGGTTCTTTAATGTGCTTTAGTACTTCGTCCCAAAACGGGTAGTTCTTAGGATGCTTTGCGCCATTACGCATAAATTTACTATAAGGTGAAATAATAATCATTTTGTTGCTTCTACATTCAAAAATATATGTGTGGTTTCGGGCTTTACATATCCCGAGTTAGGCTCGCAACGTACTATGTTGGTAAAACCTGAAAAGTTCATTGTCTTTCTTAACTCATACTCAGTATACAAAAACTTGTGTATAAGTCCAGGACTAATCCATCCTGTTGAGAAAAAATGACCATACAGATTCCATTTTCCGTCTTGATCTGCCTTTATGAATTCTTTGCATGATTCTAAAAAATCAGGAGTTTCAATCTTAATCTTACAGCCTGGCTTCAGCACTCGGTGCCATTCTTTCAATACGTCATGTGCATGTAAGTAATCAAAGTGTTCTATAACGTGATATGCTCTAATCTCATCAATTGAATTATCAGCATAAGGTAGTTTAGCAATGTCATATCTTTCATCCGCACGTTCAGCATACAGGTCTACATTTACAAACCCATCAATATAGTCACCACCGCTGCCTAAGTTTAGTTTAATCATGATACATTATAAAACTTTTTGAACGCATCTTCAAGTAAGCCTGTCCAATTCCAACGATCCATATGTGCATAAACGTTATACTCATTTATATTTCCGAACAATGCTTGTGCTTCTGCAATACTACGTCCGGGAATTATCTCAGGATAGCACGTAAAGAGTACAGGGTTTTTAATATAAGGAAGAACTTTCTTGAAAACGATATGGTCACCCATACCGCAATCTAAGATCACAATTGTTTGATCTTTGAAGTTCATTATGTTTTGGAATATGCGTTCGTCATGTTCAAACATTGCATGAACGCCATCTCTGATGCCACCGACTTTGTTCTTCAAATGCCAAGTGATAGCATTTGGTACGATGTAATTTTTGTAACCCTTTTTCACTAGTTCGTATGTGAACAGTGTTTCTTCTCTATGTGCTATCCGAGATAAACCTAGACAGTAATCAGCTACGCCTGCTCTATATAAGAATGAACAATGCAGGTGATCCACTTCTTTCTGTTGAGAGATGCGGCCCCATTGCATGTTCGCTTCATTGTAGATATTTTCTATCTTACCAGTGACATTTATTTCGCCCATGCTAGGTGGTGTCAATACTGAGCCACCAACAGCACCGATGTTATCTTCACTTGTAGCATAGTTGTACAGAGTTTCTAATACATTAGACTCTGCAACAGTATCATCATCTAAACGCCATACCCATTTGAATCCCATTTGATTCGCACGTTGGTGATTGTGATGTTGACCCTTCTTTTCAGTATAGAGCCATTCCCATGCGATTCCAGACTCACTTAACATTTGCATTAAGTATTCATAGTGCTGGATCTGACGCACATCTTTAGGTTCATCATTATCATCTTGTATGATAAGATAGTCAGGTCTCTTGGTCTGTGTAATTACAGACGAGATTGCCATTGGCAATGTTGTGTCGTATCTACCTTTAGTAGAGATTGAGCATAAGATTTCTTTGTTCATTTTTTCCAGTGTTGGTTAACGTAAGGAGCTTCACGATAGTTGATTGGTTGACCATTCTGATCCCAATCCCAATAGTAGATTTGAGTATTATCTAACAAATGAAATCCACTGTCTTGCAGTTGTTTCATAATGATATCTTTACCTTTGTGCTTAGGGTGTAAATCAGTGTGTATCTCCATCATAATTTCGTTGATACGTGTTAAGTGTTCTGGTTTCGCATTCAGAATAACGTCATATTCGCCGCCTTCACAATCAAGTTTCAACAGAATATCATGACCTTGAATTCTATCCATAATATCTGAGAATGTCATGGTCTCTACAACTTCATAGTTATCCGAGACATTGTACATACTATTAGCACCTGCATTGTCATTTAAACTAACTGGCAAGAACTCATTACCTTTCTCGGCAACGATGTTTTTGCAAGTAGTGATGTTCTTCAATCCCATTCTATGTATGTTCTTTAAGAAAGTATTATACGATGCACTAATTGGTTCTACTGAAAATACTTGTTTAGCTCCTAATGCGGCTGCATACAATGAGAATGCACCAATGTTTGCACCAATGTCAATAACAATTCTATCTTTAACTTTTTCAGAAGTCAAGTGATATTGATTTGCTTCAACTACTTCTCTGTACATTGCAGGGTCTTGCTCAGTTAAAAAGCGCAATGATTCTTCTACTGATTGTGTTGCAGATACTGCAACTGGTGCTGGTGTAAGTTGTGTTTCCATATTATCTTTGTCCCATATACATAACATCAAGTTGATGTTCTCTTTGTCTCCGCGATTGTGTGGTGTATCACGCAAACTACCGTCTGGTGCAATAAACTTAAACTTAAAGCCCGGGAAGAATGATTCATCTAGATTATGTATCTTGTGATGAGGGCCCCATAAGCCAGGTGTTTCTAGCATAGGAACTGTAATCATTAGTCGCTTACAATGCTTCTTTAGTTTCTCTACAATCTCTAATCCGTTATCCAAGTGTTCAATAACTTCAAACGCAATGATAGTATCGTATTGTCCTAAGTCATATGTGTTTATATCACCGTGAACGAATGTAGCTTTCTCGCGCCACTTTTGGTCACGTGCTACAGGAATAATACGCTTGTCATAATCTAATCCAGTGTACTCAATACTCTCAGGTAAAAACTGTAATCCGTATCCACTAGAGCAACCTAACTCAAATACGTTAGTACCTAGAATGTTTTGTGCCGCCCATGAGTATCGTGTAATCTCTCTAGGAGCAATCTCATCTCCTTTAAAGAACACAGCACGTTCCCAATAGTTACTAAGACGCCACTGATACCAATGTGGATTATACTTTCTAGCAAGGGTCAACGAGTTTGTCAGGAAAATATCTTCCCATTCAGGGACAAGTTCTTTGTCATGTACAGTACCTTCACCTAAATGATATATAGGGAAGTCACCGCAATACATGCCGGCTGCTACGTTCCATTCTTTACCCACACACTCAAGTACTTGGAAGCCTGCACGTTCACATTCAATAGAGAACTCGGTATCTTCACCGCCACCAACACCATAGTCAAGACTTAGCAATCCAATCTTATCAAAAACTCTACGATGAATCATAACACAAAAGAAAATAGCAAAGTCATGACCAGCGGGTTCTGATTCGCTCTTAATCAAACAACTGATACCTGCTTTGTCGTTTCCTATGAACACTGATTCTAATTGTTTCAACCAACGATTACGTTCTTGTTCTAGTAAAACCGTATCATTATTTAATAGAACAATAAGGTCAGTAGTTGCTACTTCAATACCTGCGTTACACGCACGTGAGTATCCAAGTGCATCCTCGTTCCAAACAACTTTTAAATTCTCAGAAATTCCTAAGTTCTTATATCTTTCTTTCAATGCACCCAAATATGCAAATGTATTGTCTTTGCAACCATTGGCACTGATGATTAATTCAATGTCGGTTACATCAGTGTATTTGAATATTGATTCTACACATGGTTTTAATAAATCATCGCAATGATTGTATGTTGGTATGACTACGCTATATTTCATTTGTTACCTTTAAACTGTATCTTTGTTGGCTTCGTACCAAGCTATGTTGTATTTTTGAGCTAGTCTCAATTCATTGCGCCTGAAGTTATCTTCCCAAGCTTGTCTGCTGACTAGATCGGGATTGTGCACGGTGCCCTCGCCTTGATGCCATAATGGGAAAGTACCCACGTGAATTTGAGCCTCTGGACTCCATACGATAGGTACTGGTTGAACTACTTCGTAGCCTTTTAATTGTGCGGCTGCACAGAAATCGATGTCTTCATTACCGCCAGTTGCATAACCCTCATCGAGTAATCCAACCTCATCAAGTACTTTTCTATCAATCATCACACAAAAGAACACACCAAAATCCATTTGAGTGATCGGTGAGTATTTCTTTAACGAACAAGTGATACCACATTTGGGATTATCTTCAAAGCCCTTGTGTAATAGACGTAGCCAATCGCCTCGATGTTGTGCCAATAGAATTGCATCATTGTTGAACATAACAAGCTTATTGCAAGTTGCTACTTTAATGCCTTCGTTCGTAGCCTTAGGGTATCCCAAAGCTTCTTTGTTCCAAACAATCTTTAAGTGTTTAGATAATCCTAAGTAAGTAAAATCATCTTGTAGATTACCCAAAAATTCAAGTGTATTGTCTACACACCCGTTGGCACTGATAATTAATTCAATGTCACTAATGTGGGAATATTTTAATAGAGCCTCAATACAGGGCTTGAGGAACTTGTCACAGTTGTTATAGGTAGGAATAACGATACTATATTTCATTTGAAACCCTTTCTACTATATATGACAAAGTAGAGAGGGCTTCAAATTTTAAGCATAAGTTGCGTTCAATGTGTACCAGTTTGTAGCATTCATAGCAATAAATTCTACACAACCACCAACTAATAATGAATATGCAACGTTCGCTGAGGCTGCATTGATAGAGTCAGATGTGTTTGGATAAACGTTCAATGCGTTTGCTCCACCGTTTCTAACAATAACACGTAGACCTGCTTCTGCTGTCGGCAATATAACACCTGTACTTGCGGCAACTGTTGTTACATTGTTGATAGCTGTTACTATTACCGTAGCAGTACCTTGAGTAGAACCTGCCGCTGTAATAGCGTCTGTTGTTCCAAAGTCAAAATAACTAGCAGAAATGACGTTAGCACCAGTAATATTACCACCAGTACCGGTGCCTAAAGTCAATGTACCTGTACTT